AGTCTTGTATCAACTGCTTCCCTGCTTATGATTTCATCTGTGACGATTCGTAAGAACTCGTTACCAATTCCATCGAGCCATATTTCAAACTCTTTCTTCATGTCTCCTGCCCCTGCTTGTTCCAGCTTCTTGGCAAAATCACGAAGTGCGGTAACATCTATGCTCACATACTGTCCCATTAAATCGCCTCCTTTACTGTGCCCTCTCGCTTTATATACACCACTATGTGATGATTATGCTTGATGGTTCTCGGAAGCTCAGCAATATAGCTTAGCCCTGTCTCCTTCGATACTACCTTGTCATTGATTCGGATATCTGTACCAGCCGGAAGAGCTAACTTAATTCGTGCATCATAATCATTCGTAGGTTCAGACTGAACTACTATAGCTTTGCCGGTCCTTATCATGAAATGGCAGTCCACATCGTCACAATCCGGAACGGAAGGATAACTGAAGCTTTCTGAATCAGTCACCCCAAAGCCTATATCGTTGTCAGACTTCACTATATGATATATGTCGCATTTGTGGTTGAAAAAGTCTTCCCATGCCATAAGGTCCACCTCCTTACAGCTTTCTTAGCCGCATCGTTATTTTCCCGGATGCTTCTGCCTCTACATAAGGATCCAGCAATACATCTATTCCGAGCGATGCTAGCATGTATTCAGATTCATTCGAAGTATAACTATAATCATCGAATGTTTCAGATTTCAGATTGCCGATGGCTTTCTGCTTGTGAGCATAGTATTCACTGAGGATTATATCCGCAGTCTTTACATCTTCCGGTATTGTTGCGTACTTTTCTGTATCAGAAAAGTCGTGATGGCAATACTTTATGATGTATGCCTCGGCTCTTGATATATCCACCGCCAGCTTGGTTTCAGACCTTGAAGTAACATCCTCAAGGTCTGAATAAGCTTTAACATCAGATGGTGTTACCCACGGTCTTGTAGCCACGCTGTCTCACCTCCTTATTCTGGAGACTGAGTTCCGATGAAGAAGATGTCAGCTTCTCCTGCTGAAGCATCCGTACCAGTCTGAGCATACTTAACCTTGATCTTGTCGCCCTTCTTGAGCTGAACAAATACCGGCTTTGTGCTCTGTCCCTTTGTCTCAGCAATATCAGATGAACCACAGATGTTATCAACATCACTGTTTGTTCCAATAGTGAGAACATTGGTAGTACCTGCATTGAAAGCAGTAGTTACATCTACGCAAACCTGAGTGATTATCATTGGAGCTGGTGCTGTGAAGATAACCTCACCTGTTGCAATGCCAGTATCGTTATACTTTACTGTATCAACAAAGAAAGCATTCATGCTTCCGCACTCTCCAAAGTTGCCTGCTGTTAATTTCATAGGTCTATCCTCCTTATAAGATTTCGTCCTGAAGTTCTACCATAGTAGGACTTCCGTAATATATTTTGCCTTCAAGCTCTGATGCAGGAAGGGCTTCTCTTAACTTTTTTGTAATGGCAGCCTTTGTATTGGCACCCTTGATATCTACATTTTTGTAAGCCGCAAAGGTTTCAAGTTCAGACTTGTTCATATCATTGAGTGTCTTTCCGCCATACTGCATGGGTTCCTCGATTACATCATCATCCATAACAACTTCAGCATCCGATGGTTCGACTATTCCACCCATCATTTCAAAGTTTCCAGTACCAAAAAGGTATGCTACGTCTGCCTCATCAACATCCGTAGCGTACCCTTTTTGGAATACATAGCCCTTGTACATATATGAGCGTCCCTCTTTTAGTATTAACGCTGCCATATAGCCACCTCCTATGAGAAGCTATATTCAGGAAGTCCAATGATAATACCAGTAGCATCAGGCTCCTCAATCAGTGAGTCTACATCGAAATGAACAACGTAGAATCTCTTATCCTGCATAATAGCTTCCTTGCCTTCAGTTGTCTTTCTGATCTGAACAGAATATGAGTTAACCTCGATGAGGTTCTTAGGATCAGCAAGAATAATTGAATCATTTGGCATATTAGGGCACTCAAGAGCTGGAATACTAGCCGGTGCCTTGAAAATAAACTCAGGAACTGAACCTCCCTGGCTGATAATTGCCTGATAAAGGAACAGATCCCACTGCTGCTTTCTTGTAGGACTCATGATCCAACGAAGAGAACCGTTGTTGTACTTGTTAGGTACAAGAGAAAGCATCTTGTAATAAAGATCAAGATTCATAGCAGTATAAGATGATGCGTCCATCTTATGTCCATTCTTCTTAATCTGCTTGAGGAATCCATCATCCAGCTTTACGAAATCCTTATCATCAGCAACTCCGATGTCCTCTACGTGAGCAGCATTCCATGCACCTGCTGAGTGATTTGCAACGAATCTATAAAGCTTTCCGTTGTATATAGTACAATTTCCAGCTGTATAGTTTTCTGATGCATCAAAATCAGTAGCATTTGCAGCAGCTTCATCACCATTGATAAGAAGATCTTCCTCATCAACACCAATCTGCTTTGTCATAAGGTTTGTTACTGTAGCCTCAAATCCCTGTCCTTCGATATTCTCTCGAAGAGTCTCTTCTGTGATTTCCCACGGTACTCTTACAGCCTTAGTAGCGTAATTGATTACACCGTAGTTTGGCTTTGCTCTGTAACCATCATCTGTGTTTTCTACCTTTGCTCTGAGAATACGACGACCGATACCGATTTTGTCGATCTCACCAGTCTTCTCACGTCTCAGTACATGACGAATCTCTCCCATAAGCGGAGTAGCTTCGAAAGTCTGCTTCAGGAAAGTCTCAGCCTGATAAGCATTAAGCAGACCATGTGTGATTTCTCCCGTTGTTATAGCAGCAGGAGCGTCCTTGAGTATTGTTTCATTTGTTCTAGGCATTGTTGTTTCCTCCTTGATTAAAGTAATCCGTGAAGATAATGAACCTCTTCACTCTTTTTTACTGAGGCAGGACCATCATTAAGATTTGATGGAAGTGCTCTCGACTTCTTGATGGCATCAAGCTGCTGGGTAACAGGTGCAAGTGCATCAGCAAGCGCATCCTTGACGATGCTCTTAACTACATCTTCAGAGATGTTGTCATCGCTATCTTCAGCGTCATCACCGTTGCCATCATTCTTAGTTACTTCCTGCGAATCCGTTGCCTTATCTTCACTCTTCTTCAGATCTTCGATAGACTGAATCACTGGTTCGAGTGCCGACTTGATAACTTCTGTCGCAACTGCTTCAACTTCTGACTTCTTCATTTCGCTTTCATCCTCCTTCGTCAAAGTTTTGCTTTTTGATACTCCAGCACCATCGGCACTGTCTCCGCCATCCTCTGCTCCATCGTCTGTACCTTCGGTATCAAACTCTGCAAGGAAGCTCTGGAGGTTTCCACAGATAGTCTTTAGTGCATTGAGATTTTTGGAACTGAGGCTTCTTCCGGCTTTTTCTACCGGTGCCTCTTTTGCCGCCTTCTCGATTTCTCCGATGATGTCATCAGATGTGAGAATATTGGTTACTATGGCATTGAACTCAGCAAGCGTATCCCTGATAACCTCTGGATCTACGGTATAACCCCATCCCCATTCACCGGTTTCAGCGTTGTACTGATATCCTTGGAGTGCATCATCAAGGCAGCTCCAAGCTGTGTAAAGATTTCTATCTTTACTTCTTCTTGCATAACTCTCTGCCATTGCTCCTTTGGCAACCTGCTCTGTTGCTTCTTCTGTCTTTTCGGACTTGAAGGCCTCTTTGATAGCCTTTGTCAGCTTCTTGAAGAAAGAATCAGAAGGCTCTGGAACTTCTAGAACTCCATCCATTGATTTCTCTACTCCTTCAGCTTTTTCGACCTCATCGAGGTTCACATCCTCGTCGGACCTGGTAGCAACCCCACCCATTGAGAAGCCAGTAATCTCACCTTTCTGTATGGATTCCCACACAGCTGAGTTACAGACCTCAACGGTCATAAGCCAGGTACCTTTCTTGATAGGCGTACCATCTATGTCCATATCACTCTTTGCAACGTAGCTCTCAACTACATCGATATCATCAGCTTTGACGAAGCAATGCTGAATATCGACATCTCCGGTATTCTTCATATACCAGTGAGCCGCCTTCTCAATCTCTTCAGCTGTCATGTACTCACCATCAGTGTCCTCTGCCATGGGTTCGTACACGATCCCAGTTACAAAGTGTGATTCACTGTCGGCTTTTACAATCCGGCCAAATGACTGGAAGGTTGCCGAACCTTCCTCTGCTTTGGTGATAAGAAACTGGCGCTTATTGGCAGCCTTATCAACTAAGGAGACGAACTGAATCTTTGCGTCGCTTAATGCATACGCTTTTTCGATATTCTTGGGCATTTCGCACCTCCTTAATATTTTTCTGCTGTTTTATGCACAGCTGCATATAAAAAAGCGCCCGTAGGACGCTTTTTTAAACATAGAAAAAGCACCAACTGTTAACCAGCGGTGCTTCTTAATCTAAACCTTTTACAAATAATCCATTATCTGATAGGAATACTAATTCAGATAAATCCAATTTTGTGAATGGGTTTTCCTCCTTATCATTTTCAGAGCTAATATCAGATTTAGGCATCTTATAAGGTTCAAACCCTAGCTTTTCGCATATCTTTCTATACAAAGTTTTTTTCTCTTCAGCCGACATTCTAATACACCTCCATTTCTACTCCACTTTCTCTTAACACATTTATCGCTTTTGAAATAATATCATCTGCTTCTTCTTGTGTTAGAGTATAGTCCAAGTCACGGAAAAATGCAAGACCTCCGGCAGCCATAGGTTCATTAAAATCATCTGAAACGGAATATTTGTATATTCTTCCATTATGACACACTACGACTCCATACTTATATTTTCTGTCTCGACAGGCTCTTAGATCTGCCAAACTCGGCTCTGGATTTTTGGGATGATTATGTATTCCAATAACAGTATGTGATGGAACACTCTTTCTTTTTTCTTCCATCTTTTTTGTTGGTTCTACATGATCCTCATCTTCATAATCCATTTGCATTCGAGGAGAACCGCCCGTAGTATACACATACGTTAAATCTTCATATACAGTTCCAGATCGATGTTTCAACATTTCTATCGAAGTGGCTCTTATCTTCTTGGTAACACTCTTTTCCTCTCCAAATTGTTGGAATTTTTCTGAGTATTCTTTACTGTAAATGTATTGTTTATCTACGAGTGTATTTGCATTTATATCTTGCGACTCTTCTTGTTCGCCTAAGTTTTCACTCAAACCACTTCTTAATCTGTTCTGTCTATCAAGATCTTTTTCCCACTCACCATTATCGGCCGCTATGATATCCTGCTGCATTTGCTGGCGCTCTTCATAACTGAGACCGAGGACATCATCATTAGATATCGGAATATGGATGCAGTGACAGTTAATTGTTTCAGCCGCAGGAAGAACCGGATCACGAGGATACATAGGGTGATATGTCCCTCCATCTCTTCCGGTAAGCTCAAATGGTTCCGCTTTTGGAACTATCTGCCCACTCATAGCCACGTGATTCTCTCGAGGTTTATTCTTATGTGCTCCGGAATGAACCCATTTCTTTCTATCTGTCGCAGGACTCTGCATGATTGCTTCCTGCTGAGATACGCTGTGAGCTCGGAGCATTTCAGTTACAGCTGTTGCTCTTGCTCTGTATCCTTCATTGCGGATGCCCTCATTGATAAGTCTCTGAGCAAGTGTCATGCAGCTCTCACCATTATCAAGAGCCTGCTGTAAGAGTGTTCCCATCTGATTTTCAGAGCTAAGCTGCATAAGATCTGACAGTTGGTCAGACCATTCATATATCCAAGAGCTTGTTCTTTGTCTCAGTTCAGATACGACCAGATCTCCTTCTGTCTCCTTCATATACGCATTTGACAACGACATTACTGTTTCTTGAAAGTAATCCACAAATGTATCGCTGAGTAAAACACCTGTCGTATCATTCTCAAAGTATTCCTTAACCTTTTTCTTAGCCTTCGGAATGGTTCCAGCCCCCTCGACAACCTCTGCTATCTCCTGAGTCTGTTCTGTCAGGATTTCTGAAACTTCTTCTTCAAGTTCATTCGCACCCTTAACGCTGTCCTTGGAATCAACATAGCCTGCATCCGCCATCTCCTCTGATAAATCGTCATTAGCTTTTGCTATATAGGCATCAATAGCCTTAGTTAATGCAATACAAGTATCGTAGGATGGTTTAATCAGCTTTGCCATCAGCATCACCGCCCATCTCTGTAAGCAGTTTTCTGACCTGCTTCATTATTGCAACCACTTCAATATCATTGTTTGCAACAGCCTTGTTAATCTGTTCATCCAACTGCTCCGCTGTATTTTTCTTGGAGTTATCAAGGTCGAGATCAACTTCATCAGCTCCTTCTTCTAAATCTCCGTCTGGTCTATTATGACCGTTTGCATTATCATTCAAATCGTTTAATGCTGTCATAGCTGACTGCAATCTTCCGTCAACACCCGACATTTCATTATTGCTGTTGCCCATCTTGGTGAGATAAGCTAAAGGAATGTTTCCGATATCATTCATATCAAATGTTCCCGGATAATCTTCAGCTTCTTTTCCAAGCACTTCAGCTGTAAGAGCTTTGGCTTCATTCATTGTAAGGCCTCCAGCTCTCTCTGTTATATTAAGCAACTTGCTTATATCGTCTGGGTTAGTTATGTCAGGCTCTGCGAACTTAGCCTCAACATACTTGAAACCGTATCCATTGAGCAGTTTATTATTAAGCCCCCAAGCCAGTCTCTCACGCTCCGGCT